ACGCGATTACAGCACTAGCCTGCCATTGCCGGCCGCCTTCGTGTTACCGGGCTCGCAAGACGCAGAGCCGAATGCCCTATGGAGCGGTGCGTTACAGCAAGTCGTACACAAGATTGTCGCGGTGGTGGTGGAGCTCGACGCGCAACGCGATCGGCGCGGCCAAGCCGCGGCTATGTCGGTGGACGTGGTGGAAACCCAGATTTTTGCCAGTTGCCTAAACCTGTTTGTTGGCGAATGCCGCATGGCGCGGGGCACTTACTTGCTCGGTGCCCATCAGCTTGATTTGGACCGAGCGCGCTTCTTCTATCAGTGGGAATTTGGGCTTGATTGGACAATCACCGAAGCCGATGGCGTGCAATGTCCGCCTTCAGATGATTTGCACATTAGCTTTGGGCTTGGCCAGGTTGAATATCCTGCCACGCCACCGATCACCGTCGACGTACCGACCGACAATCCACCGTCATAGGGGGCAAATATGAAAGTCAAACCGGCCGAAGGGCGCGCGGTGCGCGATCCGCGCTCTATGGCGTTGCTATCCGAAGAAGGCCGCGAAGTGCCAGACGGTGACACGTTCTGGCAACGTCGGGTGCGCGATGGTGACGTGACTGTTGAAGGCGCGGCAACGCAAAAGCAACTGCCGGCAAAGGAAGCCTAAGCCATGGGGATTAACTTTACCTACTACCCGGTTTCCAACCGTGTGCCGGGCGTGTACGTCGAAATGGATCCGTCACAGGCGAATGCCGCGACGGTACTGCAAAACACGCTGTTGCTCGGGCAAATCCTTAGCACCGGCACGGCGGTGGTAAACCAGGCGGTGCTAATCCAGAGCCTCGCGCAAGTGCAACAGCTATGCGGCCGGGGCTCGCTACTGACGCAAATGGCCGAGCGCTATCTGGCGCGCGATCCCTTCGGGCCGCTCTATTTGCTGCCACTGGCCGACAATGCGGCCGCACAAGCGGCTAGCGGCTCGATTGCCATAACCGGACCGGCAACGGCCAATGGTACGGCTAACCTCTATATCGGCGGCCAGCGCGTGCAAGTGGCGATTAACACCGGCGACACTGCCACAGTGATTGCCACCAACATAGCCGCAGCAATCACCGCTAATCCCGATTTGGGCGTAACCGCCACCGCCACCGCGGCCAGCGTCACCATTACCTCGACAGGCAAGGGGTTGGTGTTTAACGACATAGTCTTGCAATTCAACTACCGCGGCGCGGCGGGTGGCGAATACAGCGTGCCGGGTGTGACGTTCACGGTAACGCCTATGGCCGGCGGCTCGGCTAACCCGGTCATCACCACGGCGCTTGCCAACCTTAGTTCACAGCCAATGGACTTCATTTGCTGCCCATACACCGATGCCGCCAATTTGGACGCGCTGAAAAACTTCTTGGCCGATGATGTCGGCCGGTGGTCTTGGGAACAAATGATTTATGGCGGTGCGTTTAGTGCCTACCGCGGCACGCTCGGCCAGTGCACCAGCTTTGGACTGACGCGCAACGATCAGCACATGAGCATCACCGCCTTTCAAGGCTCACCCGATCCGGTATGGATCTGGGCCACCGAGATAACCGCGGCCGCGGCTTCGTCGCTAAGAGTCGATCCCGGACTCCCCTTGCAATACATCAACACGACGCTGCTTGCGCCACCGATCGCCGCTCAGTGGACGTTAGGCGAGCGCAACACCCTGCTTTACGACGGCATGAGTACTACGCGGGTGGGGCAAGACGGTACGGTGATAATGGAACGGCAAGTCACCACCTATCAAAAGAATGCCGCGGGGGCGCCGGATAGCTCGTATTTGGACGTGGAAACCATGTACGGGCTGATGTATATGGCACGCGATCTAAGCGACTTCCTGCTTACCCGCTATCAGCGCAAAAAGCTGGTAAGCGATGGGACGCCAGTATTGTTTGGCTGTAACACCGTCACGTCAGCGATGATTAAGGCGAGCGTGATCCAAGAATATCGCACGCTCGAGGCAAACGGCTATGTGCAGAATAGCTCCATCTTCGCCCGCAATGTGGTGGTGGAAAATGCCGGCGGTGGCTTAGTCAAGCTATTGGCGCCGGTGGATCTGGTCAATCAGTTGCGGCAAATCGCCATCTTGTTGCAGTTCTTGAAGTCGTAAGGGGGGCACCATGGCATCATGCGAACGGCTGGCGGGTATCACCAGCCTAACGGTCGACGGGACACCCTATATGGTGGTGTCGGATGTTACCTGGTCACCGTCGAAGGTGAAGCGCGAGACTTTGCTAGGGCTCGATAGCGTGCACGGCTTCAGCGAAGTGCCGATACAAGGCTATATCGAGGCGACGCTGCGCGATAGCGGTACGATCGCGGTGGGCAGCTTCAATGCTATGTCGTGCGTGGAAGTGCAAGTGTTGCTTGCCAATGGCAAGATTGTCGGCGGTACGAGCATGTGGAACACGTCTGCGCTCGAGGTAAGGGCCGCGGAAGGCACATTTCAGGTAAGATTTGATGGTGTCGACGTAAGCGAGACGTTCGCATGAGCGATAGTCTACAGCCGCGGGGCAATGGTGCGAGCTTCGGGGCGCAATTCGATGCGGCGGCACCGCACGAGAATCCGCTTGACAGCACCATGGTTATGGAAATCGACATTCCATGGCAATCACAGCGTGTCACCCGGCTTAATCTGAAAGAACCAACGGCCGGCCAGTACGAGCGGGCGCTTCGCGAAGTGCAAGCCGGTACCGACGCGCACACCATCCAGCGCTATAAGATCACGCTGATCGCCGAAGTAGCGAATTTGCCGCGCCAAGTGATTGAACGCATGCGCGCATCGGACGTGGAAAAGGCGTTTTTATTCCTTGCCCCTTTATTGCCGGGTTTCCAAGCAACTTCCGAGACCTCGCAGCCGACTTGACCTACTGGTGGCGGTGGGGTCCGCGCGACGCGTGGGAGCTCACGGCCAATGAGATGTTATGGTGGACCGAGCAAACCCACCGCATAGCCGAACGCGAGCGCGCACGAAGGGAAGCTGATTAGTGGCGAATGCCGGCTATGCTGTTACCTTCACTGTCGTTGATAATGCCACCAAGCAGATTGACGCGATCGGCCGGCATATCCAGCAATTGCGTCAGCCGCTTGACCGCATGTCAAAGCAGACACAGCGGTTTATCGACTCAACCGGGCTTAACACTGTCGCGCGTGGCTTCGATTGGATCAGCAAGACGGCGGCCAGCGCTTTGGCGCCGATTACCGCCATGGTGCCGGCGCTTGGTGCGATCACGTCGGCCGCAACCATCGCCGGGCTGGTCAATCTCGTTAATCAATTCGCCACCTTGTCACGCAACCTTGTCAGCAATGCCGATCAGATCGGCATAACCACCGAAGAATTGGAAAAGCTACAGCAAGCCACCCGGGCCGCGGGCGGCAACGCCAACGACATGACGGAATCGCTAAAGGCTTTGCACACCGCACAAGCCGATATGCTTGTTGGTAAGGGCAATGCGGCCGAGCAAATCCAATGGATGCAAAAGCTTGGTGTCTCGTGGAAGAATGCCAACGGCACCATGCGGGACACCGCCGACTTGATGCCGGACGTGATTGACGCGATCAGCAAGCTAAAGGATCCGACCGACAGAGCGCGAGCCGCGCAAGCGCTGCTAGGTGGCACCGGTCAACAGTTGATTGAAACCTTCCGCATGCACGCGGGCGGAGTGCGCGACGCGCAGCAAGCGGTGAAGGATTATGGCACCGAGACCGAGGATCAAAAAAAGACGTTCCAAGAATTCGGCGAAGAACAAGGCAAGTTAGGTATTGATATCGACAATCTGGGCCGTAGCATTGCCACGGTGGGGGCACAGTACCTAACGCCACTCATGCGCAGCTTGCGCGAATTCTATGAGCAAAACTTGCCCGGCTTGCTGCAAGGCATTAGCGACAGCGCTAAGCAAGTGAATGCCGCCTTTAAGCCGATATCCGACACGCTAGATGGGATCCAGCAAGCCGCAAATGACGCCGGCAAGTATGTTTATGAGCATTTCACCAAGCCGATTGAAGATGGCATTCAGACCGCGATGGACGCGGTTAATAACGCGGTGCAAGTGGCCGGCACGACAGTACATGATTTTTTCAAAACCAACCTAGCTTCAATTACCGCCCTCTTTACCGATTGGATCGCTACAGCGAAGCAAATGTGGCAAGAGCTATGGGACTCGCTCACCGCCGGGTGGCAGAAAGTCTATGACTACCTAAAGGGGCTAATCGACCAGGCCAAGGCGCTTATACCGGGCTTCGGTGGTGGTGGTGGGAAGCTAGATCAAGGCCCGCGTGGGCCGGCCGAGCCGGCAACGCCGGGCATTGCGCAGCCGCCACCGTTTGAACAAGCGGTGCCGACACCAGGCGGCTATCGGCCTGGTCATCCGCGCTATGGCGTACCAAGCGAGCCGCCA